CTCATAGCACGGTTCATGCTCATGCACTGGTTCTCCACAGTATTGGCAATACGGTCTACCTGTGATTTCTTCAACTTGTCATCTTCGCCCACTACAGCATTTGCTTTGTAAATAGCTGCTATAATTTTTGAAATATCAAAATCTACTTCAGCACCGCTTCTTTTTATGATTCTCATATCTGAATCCTTCCTAAAAAATAGTATATTTATTATATGTTATCTGCGACAGTCTCGCAGTTGATTTAAATATCATAAATACAGAGTAGAGACATATGCTCCTACTCTGTATTTATTACTTATTTATCATCAGTCTTATTAAGAAGATTATTCATATTATCCATCTGCTTATCAATCATTTCATATATTTTCTTGACAAGTGCGTCCTGGTCCATATACTTAGATAGGAACGGGAACTGATTATAAATATCTTTTATAACCTGTGATCTCTTCAAGTCACCAGACTTCTTGTAATCTTTCCACTGTATCTCTGCTTGGCACATAAGCTTCATCAATTCTTCGTTAATTACCTTAAGAGCTGACTGTACTCTCTGTTCCTGAGATAGTGCAGAATAATTAAGAGTAGTTCTAATTACTGTAGCAATAATAGCAATTACTACTAATATGTTAGTCCACTGACTCTGAATAAGATGTATAAAATTATTAAATCCAGCCATTAAAATACCTTCTTTCATAATAATGTAAATTTATTATTATGTATTATAAAAAGAAAAAAAAGAAGGATGTACAGTCCTTCTTTTTTTATTTTTTACTTGGTTAGAAGATCTATTTCATAATCTTCCATTACCTCCTTCCTGAAGGATTCATAATCGAACCCTTCTGGGATTTTAAATATATACCAATCTATATGATCGCTGAACTCATCATATAATACGATAGGCTCAGTATTTACATATACCGTGTGCGACTCATAGTACCTATTGTCTTCATCCCAGTCGTTATGCTGTTCAACAGCCACTCGGTCTCCGTTAAATTCTAAATCATATCTAACACAATCATCTTCGTGATCCATAAATGCAACAAAACTTAACATATTTACTCCTTCTATACCGTTAAAGGTCGTAATCACCTATAAATTTATTTTATTACTACACGTAAATGATATATATATAGATATCTGAAATACGGATATATGATATAGAAGATATCTATATTATATCTTCTATATCATATAATTTATTCTGCATCTGCTCTTATATCTGCATTATTTGTATCTTCCGTGAAATAATCCGATTCTATTGAATCATCTATTCCGTTATTGTTATTATCTAAAATAGAAGCTTCAAACTTATCTCTTTCTAATTGAGCTTTTACTTCTTCTTTAGTTTCATTGAATGATTTATAACAATAAACAGCAAATGCTATACTTTCTCCTATTACTGCTCCTATTAAAGAACTTAATGCTCCTAGATCTCCTAAGAAGAACATAGTCCACATTGAGTATAATTCAATAATAAAGCAATTTCCTAATATTAAATACATTAATAATTTAGTAGTAGTAAATTTCTTTTTTCTTGATGAAATTTCTTTAATAGGTCTATACATATTTTCTACAGTAAGAAGTTCTAATTCTCTTCTTCTATTTTCCATTTTAAGAAGTTCTTGTTTCTTCTTCTCTATATATTTTTTATCAGACTTTTTATCTTTAGAAATTTCATTATCATTCCAGTCAAGATTAGAATATTCCACCTTATTGTAAATCGGTTCACTCATAAAAAAATTATTCCTTTCTTTTCATTAGTGATTTAATAGGTTGTTAAAATCTACTAAGAGAAAAAAAGAAGGATGTACAGTCCTTCTTCTTTTATTTTTTTTTACTTTGTCGGAAGCTCTATATCAAGAGCTTCTGACACCTCCTTTCTAAAGGCTTCCCAGTCGAAATCTTCTACTGGGTTATCTTCCCATTCAATATAGCCAGTATCGTATTGATTACAAGACATCATATACTCAGAAGAGTTATTATTTCGGACATAATAACTCCAGTAAAAATAAGTATTGTCTTCATCCCCGCCAACGACGTTCTGCTTGGATAAAGTGAGTGGGATACCATTGAATTCCACCTCCCATATTTTTGCAAAACCAGACCAATCATTACCCAAATCCTTAACTGATACTATATTTAACATAGTTTACTCCTTCTCCCCGTTAAGCCGATAGGTCAACTATTATTTATTTTATTATGACACAAAAATAATATATTGGTATTTTTTTTTAATATACGGATAAAGTTATATTTTCTTATTCCTTCTCAGGAATGTCTATATTAAAATATTTCCAAACTTCATATCTAAAGAGATCCATATCGAAATCTTTTGGAGGATTATAAGCACCCCATATTACCTCATTACCATATTCTCGATACTCCAAAATCGCATTACGGGCTTTTACAAGAATCTTTCTGGTTCTGTAATAATTCTCTCCAGTCTCATAAGAGTCAATGAATCTTTCAATAAGTGTCAATCGCATACCATTAAAAACTATTTCATACTGTAAAGTCACATCACCATCATGTTCATAGTGGGTATTATATAACATTTTTAGCATAGTATCTCGCTTTCTCCCCGTTAAGCCTGATAGGACATCTATAAACTTTGTTAATATTTCAAAGAAATAATATATTAATAACTGTATATTTATGAGTTACCATAATTATGATAATAAAAAAAAGAAGAGGACTTAATCCTCTTCCTTTTCAAAATCTGTAAATACGCCATTCTGGAATAGATTATCCCAGAATGCTTTACATTCCTCAAATGTGATGTCCGTCTGAGGTTTTATATCCATGAAAGCATAATGCTTTTCATTATTATTACTAACTCGTTCATTAACCTCTTTAATTTCACGTATTTCTCTAAATCTCATTATTATTTCCTCCTAAGATTAAAACTATTTTATTATTACACAAAAATGATATATATATATATAAGGTAAATACGGATAGAATAATAAGAGTATAGAACCTATGTCTATACTCTTATTAATAATATCTTAACTATTTTATCTTTTACACATCTGTTAATTACAGATGAAGCCACTTCTCAAGATTGCTCAACTTAACCTGTGCCTGTATACCCTGTACAGCAGCATTTGTATATCTTGATGTTCCCATCAGATATGTATAGCTACCACCAGGAAGGTTAGGTGATCTGTAAGCACTATTCTGACTTGTTAGAATATGAGTTGTGTACTTATAGTGTTTAAATGTGAACTGCTCCTCTGATAGTGGATAAGGAATAATTCTAATTCCATTAAATGTCTTCTCTACATTATCATATGTAGCATTAACCTTCTTTGTTGATACAACCTGTACCTTAATATCTCCAGAAGTTGTAATTCCGTAACCATAATCAAGCTTAACACCATTTGTAACAGAACCTGGTCTTGTTACCCAGTTTACTGCTGAATCAAGAAGTGAAATAAATCTTGGGTTACCATAGATAACAAATGTAAAGTCATCCATCTTTACCTTATCTGCAATATCCTGAAGAATACGATCAATCTTGAACTTAAACATCTTCTCGATGTACTCATTCGGTAGAGCTGTTGTAATACCCATACCATTGCAATCAAATGTATCCTTTGTAATAAAGCTATTCCACTGAAGTGGATCAAGCTCTACTCCATCATACTTCTTAAACTGCTCATCAAGCCAGTTAAGAACTGTAGAGTCTTCCATCTGTGTAAGAATATCAGCAATGTTGTTATATGTCTTCTTATAGAGGTCAATATCCATAAGAGCCTTAACATCTTCCAATTCCTCAAGTGAATATGGAACATCTACTCTCATACCATCTTCGATCTTCCATTCTCTCTCTTCACGAGCATAATCGAATGTAACAGCTCTTTCATTTCTCTCGTTTGACACAGTACCACTAATTACAACACCTGTAATTACACCAGCAGCACTATTAATGGTTGTTGTCTTATTAACAAAATCAACCATACCTGAAATAACATCCTTAACAGGGTGCTTAACATGAGAAGAATCCTCTACTTCTGTATTAATAACACCACCAAGCCATGTTGAATCTGAAAGATTAACTCTCATTGGCTGAGGAAGTGTAATATCATATGTCTGACCTGATACAGTAGCCTGTACCTTCTCAATATAAAGATTCAAACTCAAATCATCATTATCTGTTGCATTTGGAGTAAATGCAGGATCAAGAAGCTTAAGCTCATACTGTGGAAGAGTCTTAATTGTTCCAGTTGGGTTAATTGGAAGACCCTTACCAGCTGAATAAATCTCTTTAAACTCCTCAGTAAAGAAACACTGAGGATATTTCCATCTCTTCTTTGACTTAGGATCTACAACATATGTCTGCTCAATATGCTTCTTAATAAGAGGAGACTTAGTAACCTCTGTCTGGATAATATCCTTTGAAGCAAGCTTCAACTGCTGCTTAATAAGTACAGGAAAATCTACTGCTTTGATAGGAAGAAGTGTTCCTGTTCTTGTTGCCTCTGTTACAAGGTCATTAGCACAGTTATCAAACATCTCTGAAACCTGATCATAGAGACATCCATGTGTACCGTACTCATGATCCATATCATTAGACATAACAGCTGTTTCTGTAGCAAGCTGATCAAGAAGTGCTCCCTTATATGCATTAAGCATTGCTTTATTATTTATAAACTTATTAATATCAACCTTAACATCAATATTATTTGCCATAAGTTCATTATATGCTTCAGTGAAAATATCATCGAAGCTATTCATGTGTACATGATTATTAAATCCTCCGACTGTCTCTGTTGCAACAAAATCAGAGGCTGAATTTGATAAAAATGATAGCATCAATTTTCTCCTTCGTATCTATTCTTTTTAATAATTTATTTTTTATATTCTATAAATTTATATAGGTGTTTTTATATGTTATTTATAAATACAGCTAAAATCCATAGAATACAATCTTGTATTTTATTATTTCAATGTTGCCTTATGATTCGGCTTCTTCTTCATATCCATTAACTTTTTCTTATGTACTTTTATTCTCTGTAATAAAGTAAATACAGCTTGAGTCATTACTACTGCATTTTGGTAGAATAATAGAGCTTTTACATAAGTATCTAATTCAAATTTCATTATCATATACTCATAACATAAATCTTTTATTTCTCTCAATTTAGTACAAGCTGCTTTTAAAATTTTATTAGTATTTAAATCATCACCTATATTATTCTCTAATTTATTAATATAATTAGTTAATGCATTGAGTAAAATTTCAAAGTTTAAAAATAATGCATATTTTCTAGTGGAAGCATATTCTAGTCCTGGTCCTTTTTCACCGTCCTCATTATCAGTATTAGGATCATCAGCAGTATCGGGAGGACTATCGACAGAATCACCTCCGTCTCCACCGTCTTCTCCACCTGCAGTCGGATCATTGAAGTCAGTATCATCACCGGTATCAGGGGCATCATCACTCCCACCATCAGTATTAGTATCGGGAGTAGATGTGTCACCACCTTCATTTCCACCACCAGTAGTATCTCCACTATCCGATGTATTTTCATCTCCAGTATTTTCTTCACCATCTGTATCGTCCATATCTCCGAAATCTGTATCATCTGTGTCAATATCAGTATCACTATCTTCACCCATATCATCATCGTCATCATCGAGATGCATATCACTGAAATCGGTATCGTCAGAATCTAAGTCATCGTCATTAGCTGTTATATTAGAATCATCTGACTCATAATCATCATCACCTTTAGCAGCTTTACTGAAATCTATTCTTCTACCTCTACCTGGTGCTATATTTAATACTTTAGTATTTTTATGAACATGGGTTGGATTGGCTTCAGTGGCTAAAAAAAATCTACCATATTTATTTATATTATTTTTATATGTAGCAATTATCATAGTATATCCTTTCTATGATTTATACATACTTGGAATTTGTTTTAACTCTTACTAATTCAGTATTAAGTTTTTCTCTAATACGAATTAATCTATATTTCTCTTGCTTATCACCATCTGATGAAGCATCATTTATTTTTTCTTCACATACTTTAATCTCAGTTTCTATTTCTCTAATTAGCTCATTTCTAATTTTGATATTTTCATCTTTACGGAAATGATTAACTATCATTAGTACTGGAACTAAAGCTAAATTAACTTGAGCCGCAACACCATATTTAATTGCTGTAGTTAAGTTATGAAAAGATTTCTTTCTAAACCCAGGGTCTGTCATAAAAGCTTTTCTTTTTTCAACATCAGCTTTATCTATATCATCAGCTACTTTTTTTATTTCTTTAGCTACATTCATTGGTATGGCTGCAACAGCTTTACCAGCATTTACTATCTCTTGCCCTTTATGAGATATTTTACCAAATAATGCCATCTGCTTTGCTTCAGCATCCATTGCACCAAATTGTACTTTACTAGCAATATTTTTTGCTTTAGGAGCTTTAGTAGTACTAGTAATATATTCTCTACTATCTTTATTATTTACTTCATAATCAGTATTTTCTTCTTCAGTAATTAAACTAAGATACTGGTATGCATCTGATAATGAACAGTCTTCTTTAAATAGAGTATATCCATCTATATCTAAATCAATATTATTACTATATGAATATTCAATAGCAATATGGTCTTTAGTTTTTTCAAATGCTATATTCTTATAATCTTCAAACCCATCTCTACTAGGTTTATTATCATCTTCATTCAAATTACCAAATTCCATGTTAAGTAATTGGTCATCTATAGCAGATTCTATTGATACATGATGAGGTATAGATTTAACTCTCTTTATATTCATATTAGAAATAACTTCATTTAGATTTGTATTCATTAATTCTCTAATAAGAGATTTAAATATCCTACTAGGAATATCTGCAATTTTTTCAAACCAGAATTTATCTTTACTTAATTTATTGCATAATATAATAGATTCTACATAGGTAGACCATCTATCATTATCGAATTCTTCTCTAATATCACAAATCTCTAATAAATGATTAGCTATAGTATCTAACATCTCTGGAGTAATAAATTCAGCAACATAAGGAAGATAAGTTAATAGCACAACAGGATTATTATCATTTTCCATCATTGTGTTTTCAATAATACCATGATTAGAATCTTTATCAAATTCTTTAAGCATTACTCTCTCAATATCACCAATATTATCTCTAATATAATAAGCATAGTTGATAGTTGAATACGACTTACTAATAGTTTTAAATAATAATCCCTTTAATAGATTAATACTATCCAACTGATCTTTATTATCCATTTGACTTGAATACTTTTCAATATATCCGCATACTCTATCGTATATTTCTTCCATTCTACTGAACCATATACAAGAATTACTATCTAACATACTAATGAACACCTGAGTACCATAATATGGTTCTGAGAATATAATTTCTGCATTATCTAAAATACTAGAAATAGATTCATTAGTATATACTTCTTTATATTTTAAAGCATTCTCTTCTGTATAATTTTCTTTTAGAGTATTATATGCATTAATGATTCTCTTACTAGGAGTACCATTAACAATTCTATCTATATCAATTGACATATTTCTATTATACCCTTTCGTATTAAAATATTTAGGTATATAAACTACGTTATATACCCAGCTTATTATGATGTTTCTAGGTCATTCCTAGTATAAAAAAATTATTTTTAATTTTAATGAACTATTAATTAGGGATGCGAATATATTTATTGATACACTCTCTCGCTTTCAGTCTTTATCATTTAGAGTTTCAAATATTCGTATTCCCTATAGTAATTTTATCGTACTATACAAGTAACAATGTGAATGGAATCACACACCCTCTTTTCTTTATTTTTTGTTTGAAAACTATAGTTTGGAATGGTATATTATATATACCATTCCAAACCTTTTTATTACTTAAATACTTTAAATCCTACTATCTCATTACCACTTCCTGTTTTAACTAACTTTCTACCTTTAGATACTCTTGTATCAATATCTAATGATTTAACATCAATAACCTCTGGGTCAGATTTCTTTCTATATATAATAACTTTATTATTCTTATTAACTCCTACTACACCTATTAAAGATTCTTTTCCTGATAATGCTATAAGATTAACAGTTTCTCCTTTTCTTTCCATAGTAGGGAAATATTTCATTTCAGTTAATTTAATTCTACCAGATGTAGTTACATATAATAAATATTTATCAGTCTTATTTACTAATGAAGCATTCATAATATAATCATCTTTTTGTAAAGTTATCATATTTAATCCTTGAGCAGATAAACCGTAATTCCTTATTTCATCTAATGGTAATTTAATTCCATTTCCATTAGCTGTAGAAATAATAATATCTGAATTATTATCTAATGTAAATATTGCAGAACCAACTTCGTCACCATCAGTCAATTTGATAGCTTGCTTATTATCAGTAATATTCTTAAATTCTGATAATTGTACTCTCTTAGCTAATCCATTCTTAGTAATAAAGATAATACCAACATTCTCATCTTTAATCTTAAAGATATCTGATGATGGTAATTCCATAACGGCTTTAACTAAACCATTTACTGTAAAGAATCTACCTAGCTCTACTCCAATATCTTCATAAGACATATCTGGTAAGCTTGATATACCTATCTTAGATACATATCCATTACTATCTACTATTAATAAACTTTCTGCATTATTAATCTTAAAGACAAATAATGAACCATCATTACCTTTACCAATATTACCTATAGAGATATTATCTTTAACAGATACTTTCTTAATATAACCAGATTGAGTTATTCCTACTATATAATCTATATCAGGAATATTTTCTAACTCGTCATCTTCTTTTACTATTTTGGATTTTCTAAGACTACCCCATTTCTTCTTTCCTTCTTTAAGTTGATTAATAATAAATTCTTCTAGCTTATTATCATCTTGAAGAATTTCATTAATATAATCTAATTCTTCTTGTATCTTAACTTTATCTTCTTTATAGCTATTATAACTATCTTCATTAAAGTTATATACTCTCATATCAGCAATAACACCAGCTTGTACTGAAGTTATTTTAAATTTATTCATTAATCTTTCTATAGTTTCTTTTCTACTCTTAGAAGTTCTTGCTATATTAATAGTAGTATCAATATTATCTTTATTAAAGACCATCAAGAGTACTTCATTCATTTTCTGCTTAGATATAGTAATCTGTAGATTATTTAAGAACATAGAACGAAGAATATCTATTCTATAATCTATCCATTGAAGTAATAAATCTTTTACTCCATATTCATATTCTTGATAATCATCAATTACTGTAATTCCAACAGGAAAAGTAACTTTTAATCCAGTACCTTTTTTATATAACTTCTTTAATACTAAATCAGGTTTAGCTCCAGATTTTAGTTTAATCTTAATATCTACTTCACCTTCTTTAGTGCTATCTTGAATTTCTTGTATATCTTTAATAGTACCTTTATTGATTAACTCTATAATTTTACTGATTACACTTTGAGAACTACCGTTATACGGTAATGATGTAATCCTAATAATATTATTATAGTAATCAATTTCTGAGGTAGCTCTAAATACAACTTTAGCTTGACCTGTTTCATTAATATTTTTAAAATTTCCTATATCTATCACATCACATCCAGTTGGAGAATCTGGTATCAACATAACTTTTGATTTAGGATTTTTTATTAATGCTATAGTAGCATCTAATACTTCATTAACATTAAACGACGGTATATTAGAAGCTAATCCATATCCAATACCACTAAATTGAGGATTAAATAATATATGTGGATATTTTGCTGGTAGGAATTCTGGTTCATAATTCTCTCCATCATATCCCAGTTTCATAGGTACACAATATTTATCAAAATCATCAAAGAAGCAATCAATAGTATATTCACTCATTTTAGCTTCTCTATAACGACCAGCTGCAGGGCTATCACCTCTCATATTTCCATAGGAACCTTGAGGTACTAACAACATCACATTATTTGACCAATATTGACCTTCTCTACCAATTAACTCATCAGTTGCTGTAGCTCCATGAGGATGATAATTTACAGTATTAGCTGATAATTTATCAACCTTTATAGATTTCAATTTATTGAGAGTTTCTCTTTTAGTATTCATCGGTTTATGTTCTGCTTCCCACCATGCATATAGTAATCTCCTTTTACCTGGTTTTAAACCATCTGCTAATGAAGCTATAGTTCTATAAAGATTCTTATTAGCTCCAAATAATTTAGAATATTCTAAATCAGCATCTGCTATATTTACTTCAGTAATTTTTTCATTACCGAAAGTTTCACCATATTCATCAATTAACATCAAATCAAGTTTCTTATCCATTTTTACATCTTTAGATTTTCTTTTACTCTTCTTTGCCATTACCAAACTCCTTTCTATTTTAATTATCTAAATCTTCTCTATTTATTTTATAGGACTTCATCATTTCTTTTCTACCATCTGCATCTTCTTTAGAATTTCCATGAGTTAAATTAAATGTAGCTAATTCTCTTTCTACATCATCTACTGCATATCTAATAGATATTCTATTATTAATATCCAATGTAGTTTTAAATAAATCATCACCATTTAATTCTCCAAGTCCTTTAAAACGAGTTTTAATCTTAGGAGTTAATTTAGTACATAAATCTAAAAATTCTTCTATAGACATTTTTATTGATTCTTTATCTTTTTCTTTAACTTCTATTATATGACCATATTTCTGTATAATAGGAATTAAATATGAAGTCTTTCTAATAAACCTCTTAGATATTTTTACTAATACATATTTACCATCTACAACACCTGTAATTCTTCCATTATCTTCTAATACAATTTCTTTAAATTTCTTTTGAATAATATTCATAAACTTGGTAATGAATTTCTGATTACTAAATACTGTATCAATATCATCATAATCATTCTCTGATCTAACTATACCAAATTCTACTAATAATGAAATTATTTCTTCGATAAGAAATTTATTAATATTACCGCTTTCTTTAGATGCTCTTATTAAATTTTCACTATAATCAAAAGTATCTCTTAAGAAATCAAATAGTTCATCTTTAGATAAATATTCATCGTCATTTTGTAATTTAATCTTAAAATTCTTTACTATCTTCTTATGATAAATTTCAGCTAACTCAGATTTATTTATTACAAATGAATTATCTTTATCATATAATGAATACAACGGAGCATACACTTTATACAACTTGCCTGCTTCTATTATAGGTCTCATCCACCTATAAAAGAATGCTAACATACCAGCAGATATATTATAACCATCAATATCTGAATCTGTGAATATATTTATTCTATCAAAATATAATTTATCAATATCAAACTTTGGTCCAATACCACATTTCAATACCGTAACTAAATCTCTCCATTCTTTATTTTCCATTATATCGGTTAAGCTACATTTCATAGCGTTTAATGTAACTCCTCTAAATAAGAAAAATCCTTGAGTATCTGGATCAGAACCATTTCTAGCTGAACCTGAAGCCGATGAACCTTCGACTAAAAACCATAATTGTTAATCTATATATCTCTATATAGTTCAGACTATATCTTCATCTCTAAATATTAGAGAGCCTCCCGTTTCGGATTATTGATATTATCTCACCTACATCTCGTCCTATAATTGGACCTACTCAGTTCTAAGTATTATATACTTAGCCTTTCCCTAGTCGTTGAACCTTACTCAATCAATAATTATTATCATATATTTTTATATGTTTTACCTCGACGTATATCATTTACTATATATTTCTTAATACCAAACTTTTCAGCTATTACTGAATTTGAAAATCCTTTTTTAATATCTTTTTTAATCTTTTTAACTACCCGATCATCTATCTTATTATTTGAAACCATTCGTTTTTTACGGTTAGATATATTATAATATTTTGAAATCGGTGTCCAATGCTTACCGCTACAAATGTTATATATAATAGATATATTAATATTTGTTATAGTCGATATTTCTAATGCGGTATACATTCCAGATTCTAATAATGTACATACAAACTTTATATCCTCATTAGTACATTTAGCCATATTATGATTTTCGCAATTTAATATTAATCCATCATTTTTTGCATACATTGAATTTTCTTTATTAGTAACCCATTTTAAATTTGTATAATGATTATTTGTCTTATCGTTATCAATATGATGAACTACATCATATCCATATGGGTTATCTATAAAATATTCTGCCACTAATCTATGAATTCGTTTATGCTTCTTTTTCCCATTATGTGATATAGTGACACGCAAATATCCATGATTTTTCTCGGGTTTACTTTTTCTATAACACGTCTTATACTTCCTATATACATTACCATGATTCGTAATAAAATATTTTGTTTTCTCATTATTTATGAATATTGGTTTAAAAATTTCTTTATCCATATTTCCTCCATTTCATAATAATGATAATTATTATTGATTGAGTCTTGGCTGCTGATTGTCTTTCTCTTATTAGAGTTAAGGGTTCCCAGCAGTTAAAGAGGTTTTTTACACCACATCACTGTGATGGGAGCCATTTCTAGTCTAGCTCCTTCCATTTTTTACCAGTATTATTTGGTCTAATATAGTTACTCATTTCATGCTCTTTAAAAGTATTTAATTTCTCTATATTGGTAGCAGATTTAGCTTTAATCATATCCTGTCTTGCTTTAGTATTAATCTTAATAATTTTAATAATATCATTAAGTAATCCACTATTCATTTTAAAATATTCATCTAAAGCATTAGTTATTAATTCTTTCATATATGGAACTAATGTAGGACACTGTATCTTTTGTTTAGCGTTTCCTACAAATCCCACTTGAGCATTGGTAGATAAACTTAATACACAATATAAGTTAGTTCTACAATCGTCCCATGTTACCTTTAGTTTATTCTTTTGAGTATCACTCATTGATTCATTTACTTTACTCTGTATCCATCTACAATAAGCTTCATCAAATGCATCTAAATGAGAACCATTATCAATAGTATTGGTATAATTACAATATGTATTAAAAGTAGCTGGTTCATTATAAGCTTCATTAATACAATAAGAAAATGCAATATCCATATGAATATTCTTTTCTATATCTTCCATATCAACACTAGTTGTTCCATCATCATTTTCTGTTAATACCTTAGTTGCTTCTATTAACTTATTATCTCCAGTAATATAACAAACTTCAGTTAAATCTTTCTTCTTTAATCCTGATGGTATTATCTTAGTAATTAATTCAGAGAATGATTTAGGTTTAAACTTAATACTCTTTATTACATCTAGTCCATCATACACAGTAATAGTTGCTTTGATATTATTCTTCTTTAGATTATTTGAATTTAAATAGAATAATGAATCAACCCAATTAATTACTTCATCTATAGGTAATTTTGCATCACTACCCATATATTTCTTAGATACTCTGAATTCTACAGTAGTACCTCTTAATCCTTTTTTATTCTTCTCTATTTTATCTTCTACTACTACACCTTCCTTAAATTCTAATGTATGTATAGTACTTTCTTTATCTCTATAAGCTATTACTTTAAAATAATCTGATAAGGCATTAACTACTGTCATACCTACACCAAATTCTCCACTACTATCTACTCCAGCACTTCTAGCAAATTTACTACCACTCTGGAGAGTAGTCATAAATATCTTCATAGAGTATTTACTTTCATTAAAACTTCTTCCATTATCAGATACTTTAAGAATATCTGTATTTATATCATAAGATATATCAATAGTATTACCCGGTGATTCAGGATCAATACATTCATCAAAGTTATTTTGAATAATCTCCCTAGCTAAATGAAATGCACCTTGCTCACCATATTCATTAATATACATATTAGTCTTTACTTGTATCTTTTGAATATCGTTTTCAAGGTGCATTAATTCTGTATCATTGTACATAATATATTCCTTTCTTATTTGTACTTATTCTTCTGTTAAAATAAAAATACTAATATATACGAACGGGTATTCGTGGTTATTATAATATTATTAAACAAAAAAATATAGGGTATACGATTTCTCGTATACCCAAAATGATAGAAAGACAATAAACTTATTTACATGGAACCCCAGCTGCCAAAGGCATCAGATGATGTTCCACCACCATTTTTGTTCTTATTCTTCTTACCTTTCTTACCAGTTATATTAGACTGCTTCTCAGCAATCTTTCTAATCTTTTTATACTGCTTCTTATATAGAGCTAATAGTACTCCTGTCTTAGAGAACATACCAAGCATTTCTTCACCACTATTTGTAGCAATAGACAGGAACTTCGCCTGATTATTCAACTCGGTCATATTACCGATAATCTCTTTAACGTGGTCGTTATCATAGAACTGGAGTGGAATCTTTGCACCACATCCTCTACAAATAGCATAGTCACCGATTACATCAATATTTGGAACCTGCTTACCTTTCTTATTCAACTTCCAGTGTGGACAGCTTGCTTTAGCTGTCTTTGTTTCTTTCTTATCCTTACCTTTAATCTTGCCTTTCTTATTAAGCATTGCAGTTATCTTTGTTACTAATTTGCTCTTCTCGCTCATTTTATTTCTTCTCCTTATTAAATGAAACTTTGTTATTTAGTTACCCTAAAATAATATATAGTTAATTTCTATATATGGTTTTATTTACCCTTGATACATTTAATCTTATATGTCTCAGGATGATACACGAATATATATTCTATACCATACTTCTTGCAGAAGTCTGCTGGTACCTTTAAATCACATACTGTAATCGCTTTTATATTCTTCTTAGTTATCTCTTCTAAGATAACATTATTCAATTCTCTATCAATATGATATAGAGCATTTTCATCTGATAATAATACTACAACAGAGTTATCAATATCATATGTACTATTATCTAATATCGTACCAGCTCTTTCATCATCATTTCCAACATTAATAAATATTACCAATGTAGGAATATATCTCTTATTGAAAGTAATACCGAAATGCTTGGTTTTGACTTTATCACCAACTCGTAATGAGTTGTATATATTGATTTCTTCACGTAACTCTTCATTAGTGAAGTCTCTAAATACTACTTTAGGTTGATTATTTTCATCAATACCTATCATAATATTATGGTAAGTATCATTATGAATTCCTCTTAAAGTCATCTTAATCAATGCACTGTAAAGTGATGTATACTGTATAGCACATCCCTGATATCTATTAAAAGACCTAAAAGTTTGACAAATATTAACAGCTGTCTGATTAGGAAGACTATAAGAAATTAGTTCATAATCATCAGGATTAAAACTAATATAAGCGATATTATAATTTACCTTATTATCTCCTTCTCGCTCATTTAGCTTTATAGCTGTTAATTTCATATTTTTATTACTATTAGAGAATTTTATATCTTCACATAGGTCATAACCTTGTATAGATACATCAATATCTCCATATGTATTTTTTATTTCTTTAACAGGGGAGCAGATTTTATCTACTCCACCTCCTAACTTTATTTTCTGTCTCAATGCTCTACAAGAGATGAAATCAGAATTATATTTATCGGTATACACGGACCATACATGTGGTTCAACCGGCTTACCGATTACGATATCGTATAACATAAATCACCCCTTATAAATACTTCTTAATCGTTTCGTCATGGCTAAGCATGGCGTTGATTACCTTCGTTATTTTAGGGTAGTCGTCTGGAACTAATGTAGATAGATTATATCTTCTATTTCCATCTTTACCCTGAGCATCATCCCTCTTTCTACCATTAACATATACGTTGATGATAGACTTGATCTCATCAGACTTTAATCCTTCCATAACTTTAAAACACCAAGATGAAATATCAACATAAAGAGTCTTCTGAGCTTCAGTAAACTTACTAAATCTCTCTTTTCTCTCTAGTAATGCAAACGTAATGAACATTGGGTAATATTCTTCATCTGCAATCAATTCCATGATAGTATCAAAAGGAATTGCTACACCCTTTGTGTGCTCATACAAGCAATCGAAGAATGATTTAATTCTGAAGAACTGAGAAATTCTTAATGCTTCATCGCAAGGGATAATGGATAATACATCTAATGATGTAGCAGCATCAATTCCTGCTTTGGCAAACTTCTTCAATCTCTTCTTAAGAATCAATTGAAGTAATTCTTGAATATCTTCCATATTATATACTTCAGCATTCTTATTTTCTGCTAATCTCTGATCATTTAACTTCTTAGCTTCACAAAGAATTTCATTTATAATAATAGGAAGAAGTTTAATATTCTTAATCTTATTATTCTTTACCTCTTTCTTTAGAGCTTTAATGAAATCATAATCAGTAAGCTTCTGATAAATCAAAGTCTTTACTTCCTGTACATTCTGCTGTTGTATGTGACCATACTTAACAACAAATTCTATTACATCTGGAAGTAAATCTATTAGAGACATATAATAACTCTGTTTTACTTCTTTCTTACTGTCATAGAAATTTGCATTTTCTTTCTTATACTTCTTATAAGTCATTTTTGCAAATTCTTTTACATCGTCATTGATTTTGATGTTTTTTGTCTTTGCTTCGTTTCCCATCTGGAACCTCCTAAATAAAAATAATTTTTGTTTTGTATAATAAATCAACAACTTAGATTTTTTATACTCGCATCATTTACAAAGATGTAGATAAGCTGATAAATTATTATCAGCTTATCTTTATAATCTTTACATAAACTTACCAAATATATCTTTCAAATCTACTGTAGTTGATTCATTACTCTTTTCTTTATCTGATATTTTTGATGAGAGTGTATCAAGGCTAACTGATGATAACGCATCATCCGACTCTAAAGTTTTCTGTCTTTCTTCAATCTCCTCGATTCTATCTGATATAATATTTATCCTATCATTAATAGGACTTAAACCTGATAAGATAAGGTATACATTATTCGGCATCTTTCTATCATCATTTACATAAATATGATTAAATGCATGAATAGGATCACCCATGAAATCTCTTACCTTAGGAATATTATTATCGAATTCCTCTGTAAGAGTTTGAGATAGATTAGTAATAATACCAGAAGCCATAACTTTCTTATCTCTTTGAGCTTCTACATGGCAATTTTTCTTGATATTATCAATTAACATATCCTCAATAGTCATATTATCAGTATCCTTCTCCTTGAAGTCTTCTACTCTTGATACAACTATTCTTCCAGCAAATGATATCAACCTCTTAGCATCTCTATCATCTATACTATCCAATTTAGTAGTATAGTTATAGTTACATCTAAGTACATTAATATCCTCAACTATCTCATTATTTACTTTATCCAATAACTTATATGATGGTAAACCAGCACACTTATCATTATCATAAAGCATATAGGTTTGATTCTCCATCACCTTATACAGCTCATTCAGATACTCTAAAGTATTAACGTGAGCAGACAATGCTTCACTATTAACTGGCAATACTCCAACCATTATTACTTTAGTATCTACAAATCTAGCCTCAATAATATTGGCTAATAATGGAGCTGTTCCACTACCAGTACCACCACCTGTGGAACTTACAATAAATACAACATCCAATGGAGATATTAGTTCAATTATCTCCTGATCTTTCAATAAATTAGTTATTGAATCCTTAAGATAAGTTTTTGCAAGCTGTCTATCTTTACCAGCACCTGATGATAACCCATCTTTATCGGTTATCAACTTCTTTGGTATGTTATTAGGTACAGTCTCCAAATCCTTCTCTGAAGAGTTAATAGCTAATACAGGAATACCTAACTTCTCTTTAGCTAATGATGCTACCTGATTACCTGTGTTACCAATACCAATAATTCCTACTTCCAACATAAATAAATCCCTCCTATTTCTGTTTAGTATGTTGATTATATAGTTTCTTGTGTACAAATAATATTTATTCTTACTTGTACTTAAAAATGATATATAACTTTTAAAGTAAAGCTATAAATATCATATGCACTAATTATAAGTACATATGATATTTATTTTTTATTAATCTATATCAGGTTCTTTTAATGAATAAAATACATTATCATCTTTTTCTAACACAATAATTTTTCTTCTACCACCTTCACCAACAGGGAAACTAATACCTTGAATAGTATTATCAGGTAATTCAAATAATAGATATAAATCATTATTATATTTTACTATAGTAAATATTCCCATATCTTTAATATTTACTTTAGCAATCTTATACTCATCATTCTTAATAAGCTGAGCTAATGACTGCTCATCTATCTTATAAGAAATATTATCCTGATATCCTATATAATTCTTAATACTATCAATATTTAATTTAACTAATTCATTTCTTAAATCATAAATGAATTGAGGTCTATCATCAAATATGTCATCACCAATAATATTAACATCATCTATTGAGTTATAAATT